TCAATTTTTTCAAAAGTGTAATGTCCAGGCTTACCAACTTGCTTTCTAATAGCATCTTCTGACGGGTAAAAAAAGTCTAGGTTGTCTGGGACATAGTATCTCATGCTCATTTCATTAAATGATGACCATCTATGCCGGAACCACTCTCGAGCCACAAAGATTGGACATTTAATGTAGAACTTAAAAACTACATGTTCAAACGGTGTGGCGTGCTTATTCTTCATCAGAAAGTTAATTAAGCCTTTACCGCGCTCATCCATTTCGGTTTGGTATGATGCAAAACTAACTCTAGCAGAGTTAACAATGTCAACATCAGAGCCGAAGCAATCAAGCAGCTTGACGCTGCCCGCATTGAGTACTGGAATAGCCATATTGTTTGTCATGAATGCGATGCTATCACAGGTCTGGAATCAAAATGTTGTGGAACTTACAGAAATTTCTTTTGTAATTCGCACACGGCACCCTGACCGTATGCTAGTGTCACCGTTAGACTGGTTGTAGAAGTTAGACGGTGTGCAACTTAAATATCTATTTATTTAACTAGGTGGTAGTATATAACTATGCAAATTATTGCAATTGTTGAATCTGATGACTGCGGACCAGCGGCAATATTGGATTCTGATTTTATTTCGATTATGAAGTGCGACGGGTTTTACCTTGGCGCAACAAGATGTGTCTATAGAGGCACGCCCATTACTTGTGAACTTACAAAAGAAGATGCTGACAAATTAATTTCAAAAGGAGTCAACTGCATTGAAATTGAGAGTTATACTAAGTAGTTAGGTTTATGAAAAAAATAAGTTGGTTTACTCCGGGCAGCACAGATGTCTCTGGTCATATGTGGCATAGTCAAGGCTACCCTAACGCTGCTATTGCAACCATTAGAGCCATTCAGGATAGAGAAGTTGCTGTTTATTATAATAGAAAAAACATTCCTTTTCACGTTAACTTTTGTCAGCCTATATACTATCAACTTGAACGCAACTACACAGTAGGCTATACACCTTGGGAAAGCACAAAGGTTCCTGAATCTTGGAGATATCCAATGTCTCAGTGCGATGAAATCTGGGCTACCTCTAATTTTGTAAAAGAAGTTTACGAAAAAAATAATTTACATCACAACATTCATGTAATTCCTCATGGCATATCTTCAGATTTTGAAATTATAGATAGGGAAATTACAGATAGTTTTAATTTCTTGCATGTTGGTGGAGATTCTTTAAGAAAAAACGCTCAGATGGCTGTTGATGCTTTCCTAGATGTTTATGAAGGTAATCCGTTTTATAAACTTGTATTGAAATACAATGGGTTTTGTATGGCAGAAACTTATGTTGACGGTAAGATTGTCCCTGCCATTGAACATCCTCAGATTGTAGGTATACCTCAAAATTTAAATGTAGATGAGCTTGTTTCTGTCTATCACAAGTGTCATTGTTTAATATATCCTAGTAGCGGTGAAGGGTTTGGTATGATTCCTTTTGAAGCTATTGCTACTGGTATGCCTAGTATTGTAACAAACTTGACTGGAACTTCAGACTTTGCAAAGTATTCTATTCCTCTTGATGCAACTTGGGGTGAAGCGGCAAAGCATAAGTTGTTATACAAAGAAGATGTTGGTCAGTGGGCTTTTCCTAATTACGATCAACTGTGTGATTTGCTGGTGCATGTTGTCAATGAATATGACGACTTTAAAAAGTACACGTTGCAGTCCGCAAGAATTCTTCACGAAACGCAGTCTTGGACCGCTGTCGCTGATATGATTATCGCACGGTTGGAAAATTTTGAAAATTCTTTCTAATCTTCCCTAGTACCGTTTCTTTATCCAGCACGCTGTGCTTGATATCATGGTTGTCTATCACTTTTTAGGAGGCTTTATGGAGAATGTTATTACACCTGAGTTTGTTGCTCAGTACACAGATAAGACCCCGCCTTGGGGGTTCAATGGTATGGGGGAGATTGTTTACCGTCGTACTTATTCAAGAGACTTAGAGGCTCTTGGTCGCAAGGAATACTGGTTTGAGACGATTGCTAGAGCAATCAATGGTGCTCAAGAGATTGGTGCTGATTACACTAAGGAAGAGGCTGAGCGCCTGTTCGATTATATTTTTAACTTGAAAGGTATTTTTGCTGGCCGTGCTCTGTGGCAGTTGGGTACTCCTCTTGTTCGTAAGATGAGCGGTGTGTCTTTGGTGAACTGCTGGATGACAACGATTTCTAAAGTTGAAGATTTTCAGTTTCTGATGGATCACCTCATGGTTGGTGGTGGAGTTGGTTTCTCTGTTGAGAGAGCAGTTGTTCACGATTTGCCTAAGGTTCGTGAAGTCAATGGGATTGTTCATGAAAGGACAAACGATGCAGATTTTATCGTCCCTGATTCAAGGCAAGGATGGTCGGCACTATTGGGTCGAGTACTTGATAGTTATTTCCATACTGGCGAGTCTTTTACTTATAGTACTGTTCTTATTCGAGGGTTTGGTGCTCCGCTAAAAACATTTGGTGGGACTGCTTCTGGCCCTGAAGTTTTGATTGAGGGCATTGATGATATTTGTAAGATTCTTGATGAGCGTGCAGGTAAGAAGATTCGTTCGGTTGATGCGCTGGATATTTGCAATATTATTGGTAAGATTGTTGTAGCAGGTTCTGCTCGTCGTTCAGCACAGATTGCTATTGGTGATCCGGACGACTTCTTGTATCTGCGTGCAAAGAATTGGGCTAAGGGTGACATTCCTGCATGGCGTGGTAACTCAAACAACTCAATTTTTGCTGATTCGTATGATGAAATTATTGATGAATTCTGGAAGGGGTATGATGGCACAGGTGAGCCTTACGGACTTATTAATCGTCAGCTTATTCGTAAGACTGGTCGCACGGGTGAGAAAGTCAATGACAGCAAAGTAATTGGTACAAACCCTTGCGGTGAGATCGGTCTTGAAGATGGAGAGCCTTGTAACCTTGCAGAAATCTTCTTGCCTAACATTGAGAGCAAGGAGGAATTGATGGATTTGAGCCGTCTGCTGTACAAGACTCAGAAGGCTATCACTACTTTGTCATATCCTTATGCTAAGTCGCAGGCTGTTATTTCTCGCAACCGTCGTCTTGGTCAAGGTATTACTGGTTGGATGCAGTCAACTGAAGAGCAGTTGTCTTGGATTTCTGATTGCTATGAGCAACTTCGTGAGTATGATAAGGAGTGGTCAGCGGAGAAGGGTATCAACAAGTCAATTAAGTTGACGACTGTTAAGCCTTCTGGAACGCTTAGCCTTCTTGCTGGTGTGACTCCGGGTATTCACCCTGCATATTCTCAATACTACATTCGTAGAGTTCGTATGGGTAGTGGTGACCCATTGGTAAACTATTGTCGTGATAAGGGTTACGACGTTCAGTATGATGTTGGTCTTGATGGCAAAGAGAACCACACGGTTTGCGTTGTTTCATTCCCATGTGAAACTCCTGAGCACGCAGTTCTTGCTAAGGACTTGAAGGCTGTTGAGCAATTGGAGTGGGTTGCTAAAGCTCAGGCTGCTTGGGCCGATAACAATGTTTCTGTAACTGTCTATTACCACAAGGAAGAGTTGCCAGAGATTCAGGAGTGGATGAAGAAGAACTATAAAGATCGTTTGAAGTCGGTCTCATTCCTGCTACATAGCGATCATGGTTTTGCTCTTGCTCCTTATGAAGAGATTGACAAGGATACCTACAATCGTTTGAAGTCAAAGATTAAAGAAGTTTCTTTTGTTGATCAGATTAACGAATATGCTCTTGAAGATCTTGAGTGTGAAGGCGGCGCTTGCCCGATCAGGTGACGCAAATCTAAAGTAACTGGCGAAAAGCGTACCTAGATGGTGCGCTTTTTGTCGTTACTTGATGCTTTTGAACACCATGTAGTGTAGAATGACTAAGATGATTGACGATTTTGTAAAGAATAAGCAACTGTACGTGCCGGAAAGAGCTTATGGTGTATGTATTTGGATTATGCCTGATGGTAAGCCGCTTTCTGATGGGGATGGTGTTCTATGTGCAGAGGGTCTTATGAGAGATAAGAATATTGAAAAGCAAGTTGCTGCTGCTGCCAAGTATTGGACTGGTAGCGAAGAGGGCTATGCGACTTGGGTGGGCGGAGCCAGAAAGGTTACTGCTTCTGAGAAAGACGATCAAGCGGAACGTCTTGCTGCCGGTCTAAATCCAGACCCTTATGAAGATATTATTGAAGCCGCTGTTCGTAAGGAACTTAATAGGAGAAAATAATGAAGGGTGAGATGTACCATATGGAAGATAATGAGTCTGAAGAGTTTATTGATGATGTCAATTACTTTCAGACAATGAAGAAGGTTGAGTCTTCCGACCCGTTCAAAAAAGTAAAATATACGTCTTTGTCATCACGGATGAAGCGTAAGGCTACTCGTCTTGCAAAAAAGTATGACGGTGTTGAGGGGGTAGGTGCCAAATATATTGATCCAGAGGAACTAGACGGTTATTCGCTATATGATGTTGTATCTCCTCCTTATGATTTAGAAACTCTCGCTGATCTTTATGATTCTAGTGCAATTCACAATGCTGCTATAAATGCTAGAGTTATGAATACGGTTGGGTTAGGTTATACCTTCCCTGAAACTTTGAAGTCAAAAAGAAGACTTGAAAAAGCTCAGGGGAATGCTGAGAGGCTCGCCAGAGTCAGAAAAGCCATTCAAGATACCCGACAAGATCTGGAGAATAAATTCGAAGATTTCAATGAAGAAGAAACATTTATTGAAACTATTACTAGAGTATGGCTTGACGTACTTACTACCGGCAATGGTTATATGGAGATCGGTAGAACTAATTCTGGCGAGATCGGTTATATTGGACATATCCCATCAACTTTGATGAGAATTCGTCGTCATCGTGATGGCTATGTTCAAATAGCTAAGAGCAACAAGATTCAAGCTGTGTTCTTTAGAAACTTTCAGGATACAGAGACGGAAGATCCGATTAATTCAGATCCAAATCCGAACGAAGTAATTCATTTTAAAACATACTCACCAAACAATACATACTATGGTATTCCATCAAGTGTTTCCGCTGCTGCGGCTATTGTTGGTGATAAGTTTGCTAAAGAGTATAATATTGATTACTTTGAAAACAAGGCTATTCCACGCTATGCAATTATTGTTAAGGGTGCAAAGCTTAGCAATCGTTCAAAGCAGGAATTGGTCAACTATTTCCGTCAAGAGGTAAAAGGTAGAAATCATGGAACACTTATTGTTCCTCTTCCAGCGTCTCTTGGTGGTGATACCGATATCAAGTTTGAAAAACTTGAGGCAGGTATTCAAGATGCATCATTTGACAAGTACCGCAAGTCAAACCGGGATGAGATTCTTGTTGCTAATAGGGTTCCCGCCCCGAAGGTAGGTGTTTATGATAATGCTAACCTTGCGGTTTCTAGAGATGCTGACAAGACGTTCAAGACTCAGGTTATTGGTCCGGATCAATCTGTTATTGAGAAGAAACTTAACCGACTTGTTGCTGAGTTCACAGATTTGGTTTCTATCAAGTTTGAACGTATTGATTTGGTCGATGAGGATATTCAGTCTAGGATTCATGACAGGTATTTGCGTACCGAGGTTATTACGCCGAATGAAGTCCGTAGTGATTTGAATATGCCGGAAAGGATTGATGGCGATGTTCCTTTGCCTTTCCCAACAAAACTTAAGAAGGAGCAGGGTGGTGGTGGACCCGGTGCTCCTGCTGGCAATCAAAACAATCAGTCTGCTGTTCCACGGAAGGCTAGGTCTGATACGCCAGAAGGGTCTACTGACCCAAGAACTACTGGTGACCAAGCTGAGCGAGGTCAAAATCAAGATACAGGAGGAGATACATAATGAGTGAAGGACATATTGTCTATTCGAACACAAACTTGAGTGATACTGATGGTGAGCAAACTATTAGTCACCACACGTATGCGATTTTTATGGTTAATCGTGATACTAATGATTGGGTAGAAGTTAAATTGAACGGAAAGCATTCTGTTGTGCTGCCAGACTCACAAGGTCATGTTCATAATTACCTAGAAGTTTACGGTGACTATAACACTATTGAAGTTGTGACTGCTGGCGCAAGTATCGGCGTATTCGCTATAGGCTGATTGCTGGTATAATTTTATAGAGGTATGTGAATGGCTGGCGAAAGAAATATTTCTATTTATCAAGGTGATACTTATGTTCACAATG